GATCGATATGTTGGGTGAGATTCTTTTCTCTGGTGACTATGTCACCTCGGGCGAGTATCACACTCCTCTCATCGAGGCGGTTCGTGATCTGAAGATGGTTTACTAAACCTCTTTAAGATCCCTTCACTTTAACTAAGCTTTAGCTTGTTAAAAAGGAGTTTCAAGATGACTTGCAACTCGTTGACCGCTTCGGTCATTGAGTCCTACCTCATCTCACTAGACTGCCCGAGGGCTCTCACTGTTCTTATACTCTTTAGAAATAAAGAGTACCGACAGATTGTTGAGCTTGATATAGACCCTTCGGTTTATATCGAACCCGAGTCGTTTAGGCATGCTTATTTGGCAACTAAGTTTCTATCAAAAGCTACCTTCCTTAAGACGAAGATAAATCTTAAAGAGGTTGCGATTGACAAGTTCTTAATGGCCGAAGCCGCATGTGGAGAAATCAACAAACGTGGATATCATCACCTGTTTATAAAAGAGCAGGTGACGAATGAATTGCACAGTGCAATTATTCGTAAAATTGATTCCATACTTGGCGATTTCTCATTTGATGAGCTTGTAGACTCGGCTGGATGGGGACCCGGTGTCACTACCCTTGTTAAGGGTGTTGACACTAGCCCTGCCAACAAGTTCCGCTTTGAAAACGGAACAACGCGTCCACTATACGATCTGATGAATGGACTTTACGCTTCCATTTACCCCTTGTGGGATCTGTCTAAACAACAGATTCAACTCGGGAATCAAGTCGTAACCGTCCCGAAGAATTCGAAAACGGATCGGACCATAGCCATCGAACCGGGGCTAAACCTCTGGTTTCAAAAAGCTATCGGTCGAATGATCCGCCGACGACTCTTCAGGGTGGGTATCGATCTCGATGATCAGTCTGTGAATCAGGAACTCTCACGAGTTTCCTCACTTTCTGGTCAGTTAGCAACTGTTGATTTTTCGGCTGCTAGCGATACCATTTCAGAATCGACCGTTAGAGAATTAATCCCTAACGGTTGGCTTCTTCCAATGGATATCTTTAGATCGAGATTTGGCCTCTTGTCGAAGTCCTTTTTCCGGTACGAAAAGTTCTCCAGTATGGGGAACGGTTTTACTTTCGAACTGGAAACGCTTATTTTCTACTCGATTGCTTGGGCTGTTTGTAAAAAGCTCCAGCTTTCGGTTAAAGACATAAGCGTATACGGGGACGATGTTATTATCCCCGTTAGGGCTTTCGACCTCTTCGCTAAAGTCAGTGCTTTCTATGGCTTCACGGTTAATACCCAGAAGAGTTTCTCCTCTGGTTACTTCCGTGAGAGCTGTGGAGCGCATTGGTTTAACGGAGTGAACTGCAAACCCTACTTCCTTAAGGAAGAGATCAAAACCGACCTCGACCGTTACAAAGCAGCCAACACTATTCGTAGAACCGCTCTTCACGATGATGGATTTTTTCAACATTGTGATAAACGATTCTTGAAGGTATGGCGGCTCATCTTTAATAGCGCTTCTTTCAAGCTGACTATTTCTGATGGTTTCGGTGATGGAGGTTTCATCGTTAACTTCGATGAAGCTTGCCCATCTAAGGCAAAGCGCTGTATCGAAGGATACTTCGCTCTGTCTTACGTTGCTGTACCTGTTAGGTACAGTTCGGATGATCATGCAATCCTGCTTGCTAGATTGCATGGGCGCAGTGTGGAGATGAGTTTTGGTAACAAAACTAATCTCAGAGGCCGAGTCAAGATCTCTCGAAAGAGGATCTTGATCCCTCGGTGGCGAAATCTAGGCCCGTGGTTTTAACACGTAACTAGACTAGCCCTACTGGCCAGTGGCTTGGGTGACCTTCTCCCGAAAGGGATTTGGTTAAGAGACGAGGTGATGCTTTCGCATCGAGGTTAGCG